AAACCACGAATGAATGTTGGAGTAATCCCCAAATCTCCAAATCCACTCAATAACGAACCTGCACCTAATATAGTTGTGCCAATTCCAGGTCTTGGCTCTTGTGATACAATCGTTTGTCCTGCAGGAACACTTACTCCTGCTGCTGATAGCATTGCATTGAGTCGTGCTTGAGCTGCAGCATTTTCTTCGGCAATCCGTGCTTGTTCTGCTTCGATTGGTAGCATACCTCTCGCTCTTTCTATTGCACCTGCTTGGCCTAATGCTTGTAGTCTTTGTAGTTGTAAGTCTTGTGCTGTTGGCGCAACTCCTGCAGCCGTTAACTGTAATGCACCTGCTTGTCTTTCTGCTTCAGAAATCTGACTTGCTAACTGCGCACGTCTTTCAGCATCTGCAACTTCTTGTTGGGCAAGTAATGGTGCAATCGAGCTACCAATGCCACGACCAAGTGCTGTACCAAATGCAGCAGAACCTAATCTGCCACCCATTGCATATTGTGATGTAATATCGCCTGTTACGTCAGATAAACGATCTTGTATGACTTGGTCTAAGTACGCAGGACTTAAATCTCTTTCGTATTCTTGCTGTAGTAGTGTTGGCGCACCTACACCACCTGCTAATACTCCACCGACTGCTTGTTCCACTCCGGGAATAATACCTTGTCCACCACCGAACTGACCTAATGCAGATAACTGCTGTTGTTCAAAAGGTGTTGGTTCAACATATCGCGCACCTTGATATACTTGTGGCGCAAACTCTTGAGCAGCACTAAACGCGCCCTCTTGTGCAGTCTGCAAGTATTCAGGAATAATAGGAGTCGATGTTTGTGTCGTCCTTGTTGTACTTCCTTTACTCATTATCTAACCTCTTTTCATATTGTATGTGTCGTTGTTCCCAACCATACTCGTTAAGATATTTTTTCCATGCTCTACGGCCATATCCCTCGATATGAGAGCAATTATTGCTTTTCCCTAAATCTTCTAATACAGGCATTACGATTGGTAGCCATTCTTTCATTCGCGTACCTGCAACAAAATCAATACATAAAGCATTAGTCTTAGGGTATTGAGATATTCTCGTTGTTAAGACAGCTTGTATATATTGTATATTATCTCGTTCTTCTGTAACCAACCAAATCAGATATGCACCTACTTTTGCATTTTCATAAAGATCATCAGTATCAATTCTGTCAGGAGTTAAACCAACTGCTCGTCTGACGATTGGTTCAACGTGTTCCCACATACTATCGATATGGTCTTTTGGTATTGGTATAAACTTCATTCCCTTACTTCCCTTTTTAACTTGTTACTGTATAAGCAAATGTCGCATCCGTTGCTGCTTTGTTTTGATGCACTAATGTAAATGTATGCTTACCTCTTGAAGATACATACATAATATTCATTTCAACAGCAGCATTTGATGTTAAAGGTGTCCAAGAAATAACACTATCTTCGCTCACACGATAATCCTCAACAGTTGTCGTTGTAGTATGAGGTGTTAATGTAAACGTACCTTTAGCATTATGTTTGCCATCAATAAGCAAGTTCACAGCACTTGCCACATCTCTTGGTTTGCCACCTTCAGGGGGTAATTTACGATAGTTAAATTCTGCCATTAACGTCTTCCTAGTGGTTTCGCATCTACGTCAATACCTAATGCGTACCTAAAATCTCCTGTCGTTTGAACCCTAACCCTATGATACCGACCATGACTTCTGACATTGCATATATTGTCAGCATTTAAGCTACTAGCACTTGTAAAAGTTACATCGTCTATCTGTCTGCTACGACTACCCACACTTACTGTCAATGTTGGTGTCGTAACTGCGTTCTTTGCTGTTACATAAGGTGTTACCGAATTGATAGCACTACTTCTTAGAGGTGTAACCTCAAACTCACGAGAGGTAATCGTTGCACCTAATATATCGCCTGTAAAACTGTGCAGTTTATTATCTTTTGATGCAGCTAGTGAAAAACTCTCACCTGCATAAATCGGACTGTCAAAAGAAGTAGTCATCGCATCAATATTTGTGTTAATCGTATCTAATTCTTCTAGTGTATATCCCGGTAGTAAAATTGTTCCAATAGACTGATGTGTCAGTTCTATGATTGACCATCTGTTTACAGCATAATTGTAAACAAGCATTGTATCAGCAGTTCCATCACTACTGCTGTTCGATGGGAACGACCATACTACTAACTGATTGTTTGGGTCTATAGCAGAAGTCACACGATTAGGGAACGCAGAGTTTAAATTTTCATAAAACCAATTATCAACTTTTTCTGTGCCAATAGGTATCGACCTACTACCATCAAACATCATAAAACCATTCTGAGCAATGTAGAATATCTGATTTGTACTAAGCGATACAATACTTCCCGGTATCTCGCACCCATGTGTTGTTTCTACTTTTTCTACTGTAAAGACAAGAGGTGTACCAACATATTCTAATCGGTGAATACCACGTTGTGTAAATACAACACCAAATTGTCCACCCACTATACCTGTAATCGCACCACTATCAGCTATATCTTGTATATCGGATTGGTCTGTACCAATCGTCCATGATTGACTATCGTTAATAGCACTCCAATATAATCGTTGTTGATGGGTATTACCACCATACACGACATTACCACACATAATGAAATCTCTAACCGAAGCCATATAACGTGCTGCAGGAGCACCACTTATATCAGCAAATAATGTACTCGTTCCAATAACATAGTTTTGCAACACTTGTGCATGACCACCTGCTGCTAATAAGTTATTACCAAACTGAGTAAACTGCCATTTTTCGCTTGTTCCCAAACTGTAGTTTCCTGCCTGAGATACGTTAGCAAGACTAGAGTCGGTGGTGTCGTATTTATATATCTTAGCATTATCACCTGCAAAAATAAGGTTTACACCTGTTTGGTCACGAGTTGCAAACATAGCTCTCAAATAACTATCTGCTGCACCCGATACGACTGCTAAATCTCTAAATGGTCTATACCCTCTGATTGCAGGAACGACATTTTTCGCTTCCAATACACCACCATTAGCTAGGTCAGATTGGTCAGGTAGCCATTCGCCAAATTCTATCATCAGTTAACACTCCATGTTACTGTTCTGCCTGATACATCAGACCATGTTTCGCCTAATATCTCTAGTACACCCAAAGTGGTGATTGCTATATTAATCGCACTACCCATAGGTTTTATAATTGTCGTACCCATTGTTGTTGTCATTGCCAATCGGGTAGGATTAAATGTAGGTATGCGTATCATAATAAATGCTGACGATTGTGTCAGAGCAATCGTATCACTTGCTGACATACCATGTAATAATGTAACTGCACCCACTTCTGTCATTGCTATATCTGCTGTACCTGCAATATTAACCAAGAAGTTAGCAGTACCTGATGCAGTTATAGCAATCGTATCAGCACCTGATACACCATGTATAAGTGTTACACCACCTGACTCAGTTAGTGCTATTGTGCCTGTACCTGATGCTTCGTGCATGACAAGACTGTCCATTTGCTCAAGAGTACCATAAGCATCTAACTGCTCTAACGTACCCCAAGCATCAAGTTGCTCTAGGGTTGCCATAACAAAACCTATGCAGCAGTTATATCTAACTCACCTGCAGCGATTCTTAAAATATCACCACTTGCAACTGTTTTGCTTACTGTAAACGCACCATGTATTAATAAGTTACCACCTGATGATGCGTCAAATAATCCATAATGAGATACTGTTCCCCATGAGCCTGTAGCTGCAGGAAAGTCCACATTTGATGTGTTATCTGTTGTACCACTCGCTGCTGCATCAAATGCAATAGACTGACGAGCATATCCATTACCTGTTAATTCTGTACCACTATTATCATCGGCAAAACTTCCTGTTGAAAGACCGATGTAAACTGTAGTTGGCATTGTGTAAGCTGAAGTACCAAGAACGTGGTCTAGTACTTTCAACTCTAAATAATCTGACATAGCTGACATTGTTATTTTCCTCTATATGTTGTTTTCATTGATAGCACTCCCCCATATCGTGCTTTTTCGGTATCACGAATAATTTCGTCCATGATTCTAGTAAATAACGCGTCATACTGTGATGCTCTTGTTTCGTCCATCAGGTATGTATATGCGTTCATTAACGACCCATACAAATATGCATCAGGGTGTCTTAATAAAATAGTATTGTTAGTATCTTCATCGCTTAATGCTTGTACGTTCTCGCCATAAACGATTTCTAATGTATAGGCAGCATCAGGTGTTGGTTTTAACAGTATTTCTGTTCCAACAATACTGTATGCCTTTGGTTTGCCCTGACCCTGCCCTGCATAGTCCGTGTTAATCATTTGGACTGTGTAATATTCCAGAGTTTTTACAGGGTCGGTATTTAGTTGCACATTCCTTATTTCCCTCAAGTCTGTTGGCAATGAGATATAGCTATCCCCTGCAACAGTTGTAGCAGTTGCTCTTTTTTCCATAGAACGAGCATCTAACTCTCTGCTCATACGCGCTTCTGCTAACCTAATAAAATCAGGGATTTGTGATGTTAGATCATCTCTGGCCAAGAAATTGGCTATAGATGTTTTTAAATCACTATAAGTCGAAAATGCCATTAAATTAACCTACCATTAGTTGTTCTAAATGCTTGGTTGTCTGCATTCTGCAACCAACGAAACCATGCTTTTGGATTCTGTGCAGGACTACCAAACTTCTGTAATAAATCGTGATATAAGACAGCAGGTATTTCACCAATCTTTTGATAATGCTTTTGTGTGTTACCAATCATATCGCCCGGTCTATGATTTGCTAAATCTGCTTTAGCTAAATCTTTAATAGGGTCAATCTTCTGTGTTGTCTTAATTATATATTCTTGTTCGTTGGCATCATATTCCATTGTTGTCTTTTTGGAAATGCCATCTGTTGAAATAACTTTTTTCATATTAT